TGATTACCGACAAATTTGAGGTGAGAGCTACTCATTCTCATATCACATCGGTACTCCAATCATTTACTCCGCAATGGACACCTAAAGGAAAAACTAAGTTTACTCCGCTGACCATCAAACAGTTTCTAATGAAAATCAATGTGGAAATTATTCCATCGGATGTGATTGATGAAGTACTTGGCTTCTTGTATGATGAGAATCTTGACCCCAAAGACATGACTATTGTACAATATATCGTAGAAAACCTAGTTAAGCCAAAACTTGATGAAGAGCGCGAAACCGCGTTGGCAGTTGGTATCTATAAAGAACCTTCTGCCGGTCAAGATGGTAAATTTATTGCTAATGAAGCTAATCAGGTTCTTGATGGATACCTGACTACACTTTGCAAAATAAAGTCCGCAGGAAATAAAGAGGGAATTAACCTGTTATTTGATGGGAAATCTCTTGGGGAAGGAAACCAATTAATAGCAAATATAGAAGCTGCTATTGATGAAGTTTCTCCTTTGTACAAGGCTCAAAAACTTTCTATCCATGCAGATCCGGATCTAGTGCTGAAGTATGCTCGTGCATACCGGGATAAATACCCAAATACTAAAAACGAAGATGGAAAAAATATCAAAGTAGATTACACCAAATTTGAGTTTGCTGAGTTGGAAGGTATGAGAGGTACTGGTGCATTCTTCATCACGCCTAAGGAGAATTTCCGGCACTTGATGTCGAGGGATCCTCAAAATCAAAAGCTCCGCATGGCCACTCAAGACTATGCAGCTAAAATATACGGTGAATGGAGAGAGGGTGTCGGTTTCTGGTTGGCAGAAGCAATCTTTGCTTACTTGCCGGCTGCTTTGGTTCAACGCTTAGCTCCGGCAGGAAATGGCGGTAGTTCAGCAGGTGACGGATTATAATATTAAAAAGAGGTAAAAAATGGCAGGAACTTATTCTTTTGCTTCGGTACCTAAAAAAACTTCCAATTCCGGAAGACCGAAGGGTAAAAAGTCTTATATCGTTCTTTTTAGGTGGGACGATGTAAAAACCTACACCCGTGACGAAAAAGGTGTGAATGTGACGGGATTTGCATTAGCTACAGGCAAAAAACCTGTTGGAGTCTATGCGACAGACTCTACAGTTAAGATTTACCACAGTAGCGAGGGCGAAGATGATGCACGTGGCTTCATCCATCATGTGGAGTACGAGCATCCGGGCTCGGAATTGGAACATGATGAGTTTGTAAACAATAACATCAATGAAAATCTTGGTGCAATTGTTATCGGTTGTGGATCTGACGACGCTAAAATAGCCGGTACTCCGTGTACCCCTTTAAAAATGACTAAAGCCGACAGTCAGGATGATAAAGATGCGGATAAGAGTACGATTAATCTTGTTAGTACTTTACGCGGAGGTACACTTGGTCATATTGCTGCAAGTCTAATTCCGGCAACGGATAACGCTGATATTAACGCAATATTGGGGTTACCGACCGGATCAGACGGTGATGGAGTTTAACTGAGTTAGTAATCGTTGCCGGGGTGAAATGCTCCGGCAACTAATTTATATTTTATGGCTACAAAGAAAGAAAATATTGTTCCTGAAAGCACGACTGGTGCTAATCCAGAAGAGGTTCAAAACCCTTCTGAAGAAATGGCTCCTGTAATTTCCGGTGGTAATCCGGAAGAGATTCAAAATCCTTCTGAAGAAACATTGTCAGATGCTGCTAGCGTTTTTCAGGATGGTGAGAGCCAAGTTGAGTTTAAGGAGTCTACTATATCAGTAGTCTTTCCCTATATTGCTTCGAAAGCACAAGGCAAAGAATTGCTGTATGCGATACGTTCTTTTCAACGGAATTTTAAGCACCCTCACCATATCGTTGTGATAGGTGAGCGCGAAGATTGGTTTAATGATGAAGAGATTATTTATATCGAATTGTCACAAGATTCCGATAATCCACAAGTGAATACGATGGAAGCTTTGAAGACTGCGATTGCCTCTGATAAAGTGACAGAATACTTCATCTGGACAAATGACGATATCTATCTTGTTGCTCCGGTAGATATCACTCACATCGCTTTACCTAAAGTACTCGGCCCGCTTGATCCGGATAAATACAAGGATATGTATAAATCCAATATGGAAAATACAATTGAGTTCCTTCGTTCTAAGGGTCTTCCTTTGTATAACTATGGCACACATACGCCATTTTTATACGATAAGGAAAAATTAGTTTCACTCCTGGAGGAATATCCGGAAATAAGTTTAGGGGATTATCTATTCTCTTCAGTGTACTTTAATAGGTACAATGAAACAAGGCCTTTCTTCTTGAATTGGAAGAAAGATCCTTTCATTTTACCGGTAATATCAAAGGCTCCGGATCCTGTTGTTTTTGAATCTCTTTTGGAAACAAAGTATTTTCTAAATAATACGCCGACCGGGTATTCTTCATTCCTAGAATCAAAGCTTGAAGAACTATTCCCCGAAAAATCGGTATATGAAAAGTGAGAGATAAGGTTATTGAGTGGTTGAGAATGGGCGCAAATGCTCAGGAAGGTATCAGGCTCATGGAAAATGCCGGAGCGCCTTTGCTGACATTGCGCCTTATTCGTTCCAATCCGATGGCTAACGTTCGCCTGATGGCGGATTATCTACAAAAAAAATACGGTGTTTGTCCGGTAGATAAGAAACAGGTACCAGCCATTTCGTTGCCTGCTGTTAATCCATTCCGGCAAGAGTTCCCATTTCTTGGAAAGCCGGGTTGCCCGGTCGAACTGGAAGCTCTTGCTTCACGGAAGATAAGCAAATATCATGCTTATGTAGCATTGCATTCGAGATTAAGAGACTGTACGTCTCTACAGGAATGTGCCGATGTTGCCGGAGAACTGATTGATAACTTTATGGATAACCGTATGATATGGGATGAGCTTAACTATTACCAGGAACATAAGAGCTTGCTTGGCAAGCATCCTATATTCTTGGAATTTAAACGTCGAAACGACTTGTTACACATGCCTATCAAAGATTTGGTACTCCGGCAACAGCAGGTACAGCAGAACATGTGGCGGGTTAAATCGGAGTTGGCAAAAGGCAATAAACCTCATCTTGACGGGGTGAGAAAAGAACGATTGGCAGGATATGAACAGGAGTTGAACGATATTAACCGATTATTGGGATGAGATACTATTTCGATCTGAATGATCTTCAGAAAGAAATGTCCGATTCCCGGTATTATTCGAGGTACTTTGAAACGATGCTGACTTATAAGGTCAAGAGTCTTAAGGAACTGTGTGGACGTTTACCGGGCAAGAATGAGGTATTTTTTATTGAGACACTAAAGAGCTTCACCGCTTTTACATTTATCGTGTACATCATGAAAAATGCTGGCTATGTGAAGTATCTCTATATTGCCACTTATTCCACAAACGAGCGCATAATCAATGCACTTTTACGATGGAGGAGCAAGGGATTGATAAGAGATATACATTTACACATGTCGGAAACTCTCCAGTTCCGCATGCCTAAGATATATGAGCGTTTGATTGAGTTACAGCGGGAGGGCATTATTGAGCTGACATTCGCATGGTCTCACAAAAAAATAACATGTCTTGATACGGCAGCAGGACACTTCGTTGTTGAGGGTTCCGGAAATTATGGTGAGAATGCTATGCAAGAACAATATGTTTTCCTTCAAAATAAAGAAGTATATGAGTTTCGTTGCGGACGAGTTAGTTAAGTGGCGGGAAGATCCGCCCTGGTATGATAAGATTGATACCGACGAATTGGAACGGTTATCTGCCATCGGCTTTCAACCCCGGCAGATCGCTATGTATTTTCGTGTTCCGGAAAATGATTTTCTTTGGTATTTTAACTTGGTAGGTTCACCACTTAAATATCATTATGAACGTGGGCAATTGGTACAGACAGCCAAAGAGGGACTTACTATGACGGCAGCCGCCGAACGTGGTGAGAATGTTACTCAAGCTCAACGCTTGGATAAGTTACGTACAGAGATTGGATATAAAAATTCAATCAGCAAGATATTTTATGATGATATTGGATGATGTTTGACAAATCTTACTTTGACATATTACAGGATTACATTGCATCCGGTTGTACCCTCGAGTTGACAGCGGATGAACTGGATTATTACAATGCTTTATACGCTTTGATTGGCATCAACCGCAAATACGGTAAAGACAATGCTATTGCCTTCCTGATGCACGAACCATTTAATGTGGAGCGTATGCGTGCAAGGCAGATGTATAGTGAGGCCATCAATCTCTTCTTTACAAATGATTCTATTGAGAATGCAGCTCATCGCAATATTCTCTTTGATAATTTGCAAAAAGCTGCATTAGTTGTGTTAGGCAATGCTAAATCGTCTAAAGATATGGAGGTTTACGGCAATCTTATTACGCAGGCCTCGCGCATTAAGCAACTTGATAAACCGGATCCGGTTAAGCCTAAAGAGATTGACGACAAACCGATAAAGATATATGATCTTAACTCTGAGAAGGTGGGATTGCCACAGGCTAACCGCCAACTGCTAGGCAAACAAATTGATTCTATACAGGATATATCCGGTAAAGAGAAGATACGGCTAAAACGTGATGCCGGCATTATTGATGTTGACTTTGAACAAATGATAGATGAGCAGGAAGAAAAAACTAAAGATATCTGATGAGCAGGTAGAAGTTCGGTTTTCCAACTGGATGGCACAGCTCATTGCAATAATGATGCCATGGTCTCTATATTGGATAGCAGGCCGTGCGTCGGCTAAAACCGTTCAGGTACTTGCCGAACGTGTACAGGAAGTGGCACAGGATTGCCCCGGTGCTCCATTTGCGTGGGTGTCCGATACCTTTTCGGACTTACATAAGAATATTATACCGTCGCTTGTTGATGGACTTTCTCTGCTTGGATGGGAGATAGATGTGCATTATGTGATTAACAAGGAACCGCCCCAGGAGTGGAAAGACCGGATGTATAACGTCTGCACGGACTGGCGCAATACGATGGTATTCTATACCGGCTTTAACTTCACATTCATATCGCTCGATCGTCCTTCCATTGGTGCCGGGCGTTCGTATGTCGGCGTATTCGGGGATGAGGTGAAATACTTTCCGGAAGAGAAGTTTACCAATTTGTTGAAAGCCGTCCGAGGTTTCCGCGTGAAGTATGGGGATAGCGTATGGTATCGTAGCCGTACGCTCACAACGGATATGCCGAACCCTAACCATCTTGGTGAATACGACTGGATCCTCAAGCTTGCCAAGCAGAACGACAAACAGAAGATCCTGCTGATGTTACAGGCAGGGTTTGTCTTTAATGAGACAAAAAAAGAATATGTTGCCCGGCTTCAACAGTATAATGAGATTAAGACGGCTTATCGTACCGACCGTTCGCTTAAAGGTCAGTACGATGCTGCTGAGCGAGCCTTAGCCTTAGCAGGAAAGAATATGAAACGATGGGAAGAACGATGGATCAAGACACGCCGTGGTGTATCGTTCTTCTTCATATCCTCTTCGTATGTCAATGTGGATATACTTGGCGAGGATTGGTTTAGCGATGAGTTTGCTGAAGGACTTGAAGGGTTATTCTGCAATATACTCTCTATCATTCCAAAGTTGGAGGCAAGCCAGATGTTTTATTGTAATCTGGCAATGAAGCATTTCTATGCAGATGGCTACCTCAATGAGGTGATTGATAAGCATCCGTTAGCCTGGCAGCAGGACTGCACGGTACTTCGGTACTTGGATATGAATAAACCGCTTGAGGCGG